GAAATCATTCTTGATAAAGCGATATTGCTGTGTACCAGCTTTTGCGCTTCCCATTCCTTTGACTTTCTCAACAAGTCCAAGACGTTCGCAAAGATTGATCAACTGGTTGGCTTGAGTATAGCCAGCGTCCAATTTAATTTCGCACGCTTTTTTAGCTTCATTCATTAAATCGAAAACAGCGCCATTGGTGAACGTGTCGATCTCGTCGTTAATCATATCGATTAAAGCGAATACACGAGATCCTGACATATCAGCGATGGAATAAACGCATTTACCAGATTTAATTGATTTAACCAGATAAACCAGTTTTTCCAGAGAATAACTATTAGTCATTGCATCACGGAAAAATACTTCTGGCGCTTGTTTGCTTGCTTTAATCGCATAGTAGAAAACAGAGCATAATTTTTCGTCTTCTACTGCGTTTACGACGTTGTTGATGAAGTAAGCAAGTTTAGTGGTCGCAGCTTGCATATTTGCTTTGTCTGCTTTAGTGTGCGTACCATTTTTATAATGTTCGTTATATGTTTGAGTTGCCAGATCTGCTTTTTCGCGCAGTTCATCGGATACAATGGAAGCAGCTTCAATGATGGATTTTTTAGAAATGATAATGTTAGCCATGATAATTTTTCCTTATGTAAATTTAAAATTTATTGTCGTTAGCGTCTTCGCTTTCGACGAGTTCAATTATCGATGCGCGAAAATAGATTGCAAGTGTTTTTTTAAAATTTTTTGCAGGGATGAAAGTCCTAGAAATAAAAGCGAGATCGTCGAAGGTGTTCCCTAAATAAATAATCGATTGCGGCTTTAGACCTTATATATATTTAGGTTATTTGATTTGTAGATATAAAGAAGTGATGTGAAAAATAATAACCGGACTTAGCCGGTTATTAACCTTATAGATTTATTGAACAGACTCTACAGCCTTACGATTGGTGTCAAATAGCGCATCAACGAACTGTGCCGATGACTCGCTAGATTCGCAATCCAACATTGCCCGTTCTTCATTTGCCACTTTCTTACACAGTTCCACATTCTCACCTATCGCTTTTCCTGCTTTTACGGCTGCCGAAAATTGATACATGCAAACTGATACATTCTGAGACGTTGAGCACACGTCATTCATCAGCGACTGAATGACAGGCTTATAGTCCATTGCATTTGCCGTAACTGAGCAAAGTAAAAATAATGGTGGTAACAATATCGATTTCATAACTCAAAAAGGCAAAATTCGTTCAACCCAATCGAACAAAACAACTATTTTTCTACCGTTCTCGACACGTAGTGTAACCTGACAAGCATCTGCGCCTGCTGACACCCCCTCAATTTCACGGCCATCCGCCATGTACACCCTTATAGATTTGTTTGCTTTGTAGGCTTGGTTGCAAATTGCAAAAAAATCGCGGCGTGATGGCCGATTATCGACATAATCAGGGTGAACTGTTAGTCGACCTTTGAAATCGTGAGCGATACTGTCAACCACACCTGATTCAATTGTACTAATGCGTTCAAGTGGGAGCCTTATACGATTTTCTTTGTCAAAAGGGGCTGGGCAAAGGTCAACTTTGTTACGAGATGGCATGAGGCCATAAACGTACATGCAAAACGCCTGGCCATCTTCGAGAGTGACCCTTACAGGAATTTGTTCTCTGCGCCAGAACATCAGTAGTTTTTCAACGTTAGTGTAATCTCGCGGCCAGAGTTCAGCTTGGATACCGTAGGTAATATCTTTGGTTGTCATGTCATCACAGAGTTGTTGGCAGAATGTCGATGTCACCAGAATTGCTGGTGAACACCCTGAACGCTTTTGTGTCTCCATTCTTCAGAGTCGTTTCTCGCTCTTGACGAGCGGGGTTTAGAGCACATAAACCTGCACCTTCAAGAGATGCACCCACAATTAATTCTCCGGCATTTAAATGGAAAGTCGCTTTTTCGCCTGTAGCCAGTTTTGCGACAGTTTCGCCGTTGATGAAAATGGAAGCATCACATCCAGCTCCTACAAAACCTGTGTCTCTCATTACCACCAACGTAGCTGGCGCTGCGCTTTGATACTTGAACACTTTGGCCTGCGGTGCTGGTTTGGCGTCATGGATTGATATTGGGCGTGATTGGCACGCGGTAAGCATCAACACTGGTAACGTTAGTAGAGGGAGAAGCGAGTATTTCATGATAGTTTTAGAACAGAAAGTGAACAGTATGGGAGACTTCATCTTTGTCTCCCTAATTGATAGCGTGATTATTTTAATCTGCTTAATAGCGTTTCGAGATCTTCCTTTGTCATATTAGAGTTCTCATAGATACGCATGATTTTCTCACGAGTCTTAGCGGAAGCCCCGACAGAAGATATAACCTTGTCAAAGTCGGCCATTGTCAATTGTTCCAGAATGGTATTTATGACTTCAGCCTTAGACATTTTGATATTTTTTTCTTTTAGTTTCACTTGAAACTTTCCAAGTTTGTCATTGGCCTTATCAGACAATGCTACCTGACAATAAGTTGTTTTCTTTTCGCTCATAACTAATCTCGTTTCAGAACTCCAAAATCGAATGCTCCATCAATAGGCAATACACCTTCTGCAAAGCCAGGTGTGGTGTCGATGATGTGTTTTCGCTCATAAGAGTGAGACAACAGGTATTTGTTGCTAATGTCAATGAAATCAGTGATAAAACACACGTTTGCCTGATTTTTTTTGGCTCGTAAGCCACGACCGACACGCTGCCTCATTTCAACTTCTGCTTTCCCACCACCAGCAAGAATGACCGCACCAACGCTTGGCACATCAACACCGACATCCAGAATAGTCGAGCCTATTAAAACATCTATTTCTCCAGACGCTAAACTGTTCAGCTTTGCTTGCCTTGTCGCCTGGTTAGATTCCCCATAGATGAAGTCAACTCTAAGGCCGGACTCTTTCATCATTTCCATCAGGATTTGCCCGTGGCGTTTAAGACGAACCAGAGTCATACAATTGAGAGAATGTTGCTTATAGAGCAATGCTTCGCGAACAATGGCCTCGTTACGTCCCAAATTATACACGATCCCCAACTGATAAGCCTTTTGGTAGGCGGTGCTCATACCAACTCTAAAATTGAGGTGTTTGTTGGCAAGTTCGGCCTTGATTCTGGCCTCGTCTGGCTTGTAGGCAACTTTATGATAAAGGAAGTACGGCTTTGCCAGAATGCCTCGATCAATCAGGTACTTTTCTGTGACTTTAATTTCAATTCGCCCGGCCACCGCCATCAGGCGCATGTTGGCTTCCGTCGAATCCTTCATGAACGGCGTGGCTGTAAGCGCCAGACGATAGTCTGCGTTCACACATAATCTGGCGATGTCATAGAAATTTGAGCCTGAAGACTCATGCGCCTCTTCCAGAATAAGAAGAGAGACACTTGAAAGGAAGCGTTTCACCAACTCCCGACGTTTGAGGTGGTAGCTTTTCTTATCTGGTGTTGCATCGCGTGGTGGTTCTTCGAGGAAACTTGCAAGAGTTTGAACTGTAGCGACGTTGATATGTCGTGATACCTGGAACTCACCCGAGCCAATGACTCCAACCTTTTGGTCTTTTAACCACGGTTCGCCATTTTCGGCGCGGTAGTCGATGGATCTCTGGAAGTTTTCGGCCATTTGAAACATCAGAACAGAGCGGGTTGTTAAAAATAATGTCATTCGACCGATACGTGCAGCTGCTTTGCAGGCAACGTTAGATTTCCCGCCACCAGTAGCGATCTGCGCAATCATCATTCCCTCTCGAACCAGTGTTTCCACAGTCTGATCCTGATACGCATAATCAGGATTGTATGGGAATGGGTTAACCGCAGGATTTGGTTTACCAAGCGCCGGGGCTTTGTCTTTGCGGATATGAACACATTTGATGCCCGCCTTGTTCAAGTTCGCCGCTACAGGCTTGGCAAAGCCAGCAGGGAACGAGTTTTTACTCCAGTTGAACATCGTGCTTGTGCCCTTCCAGTCGCCAGTCTCGACTTCGTAGCTCAACATTTGCTGCACCAGTTGCTTTACCTTGTCATCTGCGCCAGAAATAAGCGCATTTACTGCGTTAGATACAATCCGAACAGTCATAAACCTCTTTCCTTAGTGCCTTTTGTATGTTATTTGGCTATTATAATAAGTAAGTGATTACTTAGTGGATTGTAGCAATAAAATGGATGTAAAAATCACGATTTTGCAGGTTGATGTTGCCAACCTTCGCCCGAATACCTGGAACACCAATTCGGTTGGTGCGCAGAATTTTGAAAAACTGAAAGGTTCTATCGAAAAATTGGGCTTTTTTAAGCCAATTTTGGCTCG